ACCTTGCCGCCTTCAGCGTACATTTCAACCTTGTTCGGATCATCCTTACGGGTGATCGTCTTGCCTTTGGGCATCTTGGAGGGGTTAATAGCCCCCATGCCGCGACTGGCAATCACTTCTTGCCCCTAGACATGCCGCCACTGCACATGGTAATCATCTTACCCTTGGTCTTGCCACGGGACTCGATACCGCCGCCACGGATGGACCCACCCTTGGCTTTTTTTACGACTGGCTCGTCCACGGGAACTGAGTCAGGGTACATCTTAGCTTTTGACTGCTTTGGCTTGGCTACGGGTTCGTCCACTGGGACGTCTTTGGGGTATTTGACATCAGCCATGATTAGCACATCTTCCCACGAGTTTTACCTTTGGTGGCAATACCGTCGCCGCGTTTAGAGGCCATACCGCCAGAAGCCATCTTCTTGACTTTTCCACCACGTTTCATACCTTCTTCGTCCATAGAAAGTGAGCTATTAAGCGGAACCGAACCTTGTGAAGTTCGTGGGGCCAACGCCGATGGAGTGTAACGAGCCTTGTAGCCGCGCATTGACTCTTCAGAATCTGCGTTTTTGTACTTATCAACCGCTGTTTTAGTAGCGTCTGCCATTTTTTGCCGCGCCATAGCAGAAGTTTCTGCGGGTGCGTTTCTTTCTGCGCTTTTGAGAGCAGAAATCATATCGCTTTGTTTGCGCATACCCGAATCACGGGTAGCTTTTTTTGCCGCCCCAGATTCGTCAGCCGTCTCGGTAGTGTATTTTTTGCCGTTGAACTCAAAAGTTTTATCTCCTGCTTTACGAGCAGCAGCAAACGCGGAACCAAATTCTGATTTAGCCATTAGCACTTCCCACCTTTCTTCATGGTGACTTGAGTGCCTTTGGTCATTCCACGCTGGGCAATGCCATCAGGCTTGGAATTAGTTTTAACAGAGCCCATCTTGGTCATACCACCGGCTTTGAGGCCAGCGTGAGCTTTGGAAGCAGGTTTAGCTGCGTGTTTAGCTAGAGCGGCAGGCATGCCACCTTTAGCCATTTTGTGGATGCCCTCAGCCTTTTCGCCTTTTTGGTACATCTTGGGGCTAACAGCCTTGATCTTCATCTCTTTAGCTTCTTCAGCCTTAGTCTCTTTACCCATAAATGGAGGGAGTTTTTTAGAAGCCATAGTATCGCCGCCTTTCTTGAAAAGCTCCGTAGAGCCTTGGTTGGTTTTGGGTCTGTTTACCTTTTGGAGATCGGCACGGTTACCGCTGCTCTTAGGGATTTTGATAGCCTTAGCAGCGCTAGGCGGATTCTTTGGGTTCATTGGATTAGCTTTCATCCTTTTTCCTTTGTCAGCGTCGTTAAAGTCTTTTCCGACAGACTGTGGGACGCCTACTTTTTTGGCAAACGATGGCGAGTGGGCTATCGCGGCCATGAAATTGTGTTGCTTTTTAGAGCTACTTGGCATATTAAACCTTAACGATCCAGCCCTTGCCAAGCACAAAGCCGACAATCAACATACCAATCCAGATCAACGCTTTTTCTATAACGGTCTTACCAACTTTTTTATAGAACTCGCCAGACATCTCTTCAATAGCCAGCTTCGCCGCTTTTCTGGCGATGGCTTCTTCGCGGTCTGTCAATGTAATTTCGGTCATTTCAGCACTTCCATCTTGCTAGCGAAGCAGCCTTACGGGTAGGCTTGCCTTTTTCATCTTTCATCGGGCCGGGCATACCAGACATACGAGCACAGAATGACTTCTTACGAGCACCGCCTTGTGGCTGTGGCGCTTTGAGGTTTGATCCTGTGGCTGCATTGTACTTAGCACGGCCTTTGGCAGTCAGTCCAGCCCCCTTAGAGACCGGCAGCTTCTCGCCGCGACCTACCGCAAGGGATGGGGTTTTCTTAGCCATAAAACACCGTGATATGTGTGTTGGCTCCCAAGAAAAGGCGTATGCCGTTATGAGCAAGGACGCCTTCTCCGGGAATTGGTACGCTGTACCCAGTTTGATTTGATGCGTCTAGTTGCAGCAGCACATCATTCCACACAGTCACATTTCCGCTGGCTGCGCCAGAATTGGCGACAGTAACAGTAAACGTATTTGCAGTGGACGCTGTTTGAACTTGGTACGGGTTATCCGCCAAATCCCAGTCCAAATAAACCCAATCGCCCGCCTTCAAGCCGTGATTAGTTGCTGTAATTGTCGCTGTTGTGGTGGCCCTTGCGTAAGTTCCGCTTATGCTTTGATCGTCCACCAAAACAGTGTACTCAGTAGCACCAGAAAACGGAAAAACAACCGCTCCTTTAAGGCGAGTACGGTACGGAACCATCAAGCCAGAAACTCCACCGTGTTGCGATTTAACGTCGGTTTGCATACCCATAATCAATCTCCTGTAATGCGAGGGCCGAAGCCCCCAAGATCAATTAAGAGTCTGCAAACGGTGTAGCGACAGTGCCGGAACCAATAACATTCCCAGTCACCATGTACTTGTCAGCAGCAATCGCCACAATCTGAACCCATGTGCCAGCAACGCCGCCGGTAGTTGTACCGTTCAAGTTGATGAAGTCATTGGAAGAGCCGTTAGCAGAGAAAGCAACCACAGCACCAGATGTGTCTGAATCAATAGACATTACAGCGCCAACGTACAAGTCACCAGAAGCAGCGGTAACACCTATTTTCAACGAGCTAGTAGAGATAGTTGTAGGCACCCAGATGGTGTAGACAACGCCTTCGTTGTTCAGTGTATTGGGGTCTTGACCGGGGCCAGACGTGGTCGGGTTGGTCGAAACATTGATTGCGGGGAGCGTCAATGTGAGTGCAGCGGCCAAAGAGCCACCGACAGAAATGATACGACCGCCGTGAGCTTCTGGGCTTAGTGTGGTGCTGGTTGTAATTTCAACAACAGAGGCGGGGCCTTGTTGATAGATACCGCCCAATGAACGAACTGGGCCTTGAAACGTAGTACGTGCCATAATTTTTCCTTACATACAAGTTAGGCGCATTAGTCTGTATGTCGTCAGCCGGGACTGTCTAATGCACCGGAAAGCCCGGATTAGCAGCAATATATCACTTTATTTGGGTGTGCGCAACAAATAAAAAGGGGGCCGAAGCCCCCTCTCGCATAGCCCGTTTGTGGCGAGCTACTGGTTCGTTTAGGTCGAACCGGACGAGCCGAACATACCCAATGGGTCTGACCAGCCGAAGCTATAACGCTCGCGGGACTTGTAACGGACATTACCCGTGTCGAAGTCACCATCCATGTTATTAGTCATCGGTGTACGCACAAAGTGCTTCAAACCGTTAGGCACGTCTGTGCAGATGAACCAAGCGTTGGTGTCAGTCAAATAGTTGTTGACGGTGTAGCCCCCGGGGATTGAACCGTTGTTTTTCAACGCATTGATGTCGTTGTCAGCAGTGCCAACACGGAGGCTGGTTTCCAACAAGCGAGTAGCAACGAATTGCAGCGCAGGTGGAACAATCAGCTTACGAGGTTTAGCAGCGATCAACAGACCACGCTCATCCGTCCAAGCAGCGATCTGAATAACGGAGGCTTCCAAAGAAGTCTCGTTCAAATCAACTTGGGTCGAAGGAGTGTTGGAGTTAACACCACCGCCTACGGTTGGGTGCGAAGTGCTAAACAAAGGTACACCGTCGCCGCCGTAATACTGGCTGGAGTTGGTGAAACCGTTGTTCAGAACAGCCGCAGCCTTGGTCTGCTTGGTGTACGCCATAGCGCGAGCCAAAGACTTGGTGTAGCGTGAAGACAAGCTGTCGTACAGATTATCTTCAATCGCTTCTTCAGTAATACTGAAGCCAAGGGCGATGGTTTCGTGCGTGTAGCGGGTAGAGAAAGCTTCCTGCGCGTTGTCATAAGCGATGGCAGAACCCTCGTTCTTGACAGGTGCAGCACCAAAGCCGGACAGCTTGGTTTCTTCCTCAAAGGAACGCTCAGAGGTTTCAGTCTCGTAGATTTCCTTGTGTTGCTCACCGTAGCGAGCGTACTCCATGCCAAACAAAGCATTCAATCCGGGGAGGAGTTCTTTAAGTAGTTGTGCGCGTGAAATAGCCATGATTTAGCTCCTTACAAACCGACGTTGTTTAAATACGAGTGAGCACTGGGGTTGAACTTAACCAACACATCAGTGAACGCATCGCCGATTGCCGAGAAGCCTTGAACCTCAACAAAGCCCACAATACGGAAAGCCGCAGCAGTGGTTTGCACTGTAGCGTCCAAAGCGCTGGTTGAGTTACCAGTTGTAGTGGAACCTGTGCTGGTGCTTTGTACAGCGGCAAAGAAGGTGTTAGTGCCCAAAACGGATTGAGCGCCAGAACCATCTAGCTGTGCTTGGAACGCAACGCTTGGGTCAGTAATAACCTTAGCTGTTACCACACCGGTTGTGCCGGAGGGGTAGTACTGAGAGTTAATCACTTGACCTTGTGCATTGACGTACTGGCAACCGACGAAAACGCCGATCGCACCGATGCCGCTGCCGCCAAGGTTGTTGGTCGTAATGTCGGCACCAGTGGCGGTAGAGATGGCTAAATAGCCGTCCGCGCCAATAATGACCACCTGACCATAGAAAATATTGGTGGCTTCGCCAGCAGGGTCAATCAGAAAAGTCTGAGTTGCACCAGCATAAGGCATGCCATCAATACGGTTAATGGGACGTAGCCCATAGGGAGAAGCTGTAGCTGCCATTTAATGACTCCTAAAATTTATGTACCAGAACCGAAAGTGACTTTCGACTTTTTATCGACGATCATCGCCATATTAGATCGAGCGTCTCTATCACGGAGAAAAGTGTTGTCCACTGATTCCATCTGCATTCTGTTCTTTTCATCGTAGTGTTTCATACGTTGTACCAAAAACTCAGACGGGATGCGGCAGAGCAACAAACCACCCACTTCAATCGTTCCTTTAAAACGACCTTCAGTGGAAGCGTGCATCATGAGCTCAGGATAATCCTCTGCTTTGCAGGGCTCGTATCCTTCGCGTAACTTCGACGAAATGTTGCCCGGATCAGCTACACCCATAGTGCTTGTACGTACCCAACGGTGCGTCCAATCAGGTCGAGGGTCGGGTGATGGCAGAGTTTCAGGCGCACGCCACATCTGTGGGCGCAGCATTTCTACTCTGGTTTCAGAATCACGACTCTTACGGTTTTGTGTTTGCTGTTCCATTATTCATTCCTTCTAAGTAAAGCAACCTGTTTTGCGTATTCTTCTACTGACACCCCAATACGGCGAGCTATCGCCACTTCGGATGCCTTTAACCGAATACGGTTAGGCGGTGTGCTCCGGGTGGCAGGTGCCACAACGGAACTTGGCTTTGTTGCACGGCGCGTGGTTTCATCCTCGTAAGCCGGTTCTGACCTCTTTCTAGGAGGCGGGTCATATTCTTCCTCGTCGCTCTGAACATCTTCAAAATGCTCAGGAAATCTTTTACGCATGGTGCGGTCGATTGTTTTGAAGTAATCTGCGCTACCAATATATTCAACACCATACTCGCGTTGTAATTTCTTGTCAAGCCCTAGTGCGGCAGACGTCATTTCTTCGTCTCTACCCCACCAGTCTCTGTTGTTTTCTATCCAACGTTGCGTCCGTGGGTTGACCTTCGGCGCAGTGTCAACTGGAGCTTTAAACTCTCGCTCTTCTATCTCAATAGGCTTCATATCAGACGTACGCTCTATTTTGAGCGTTGCCCGCGTAATTTCTGCCTGTGCGTCGGCCAACTCGTCCGGGTCCGCAGAGTCGTAGGCTTCTTTGTACTTCTTCTTGGCGGCGACCAGCGCAGCGGCTGCTGCCTCCTGTGAAGTCTCAATATACGCCTTGCTCCCAGTAGAGAGCTGCTGTTGAAGTTTCTTGTTCTCCTCGAGAACCTGCCGGGCGTACGTCTCAGCTGCTTCCCGCTCTCGCAGGGCTTCTTCTTTGGCGCGTCGCTCGTCGTGATATCCACGGGTGAACTTCTTGATACGGGCTTGGACTTTCTCGTCATAAGTAGCGAGTTCGTCCTCCGTGGGCTCCTCCACCGGCTCCCTCATGGGCTTGCGACCACGATCTTGTACGGGGGTATCGTCCTCAATTTCTATATCAAGTTTGTCCTCTTCAGCAGCAGCTTTCGCCTGCTTAGTTTCCTTTTCATCAGGAAACTCATAGTCATCATCAAATTTTGTTG